GTTCTTCAGTGATACCAGTGCTTCTTCCGCAAAGCCAAACTTCTTAGGTACAGGCACGTCTGCACCTATAAAGTCTTCTGCCATTTTATGAAACGCAGAGCCATACAGGATAGCCTCAGTCTGCTTAAACGGAAACTCCTTGAGTATCTTCTCATGGTAAAACTGTTTAGGACATTGCTCAAACGCTTTGATCCTACTGAAAGACCACGGGGCTACTTTATGTGTCATCGGAATAACTTACTCTCCCATTGACATACTTCGTTAATATGCGTGTGTTTTGTAGTAGGTTGAACCATACCAATTTTCTCAACCCAACCTAGCTTCCTCAGAGAGGTCATCATCGCACCCCAAACATTGTGGTGGTGTGGGTCGGCCATCCCTTGCGCCCTGCAAAACGCGCAAATCTTACCGCCTTCTACATAACGGTTTTTAGCTAGGTAGTTAGCGGCGTTATGGTAATATTCTTTTTTCCAATCGTCGTCCGCATTAACGTAGGCACGTTCTATCTCTGCGGCTATAAACTCATGTCGATCATCCATTATTCACATTCTCCATATGATTTGCCTGTGCCACTTTCACAGGTTATAGGTAATCCTTCGGCCCAATCGGGCGTCTGGCTCATGCACTCTTCCATGTACGCTTGTGCTTCATCTAGTTCTTCGTCGCGTACACAGGTAATTATTGAATCATGTACAGTTAACACAGCCTTGTACTTCTTAGCAAGGAGTATCATTTGGTGCCCTATGATACAACGTGCAACAGCTTGACACACGTTCTCGACAACTTTGCCGCCGTATATTCTGTTTGGTCCTTTGCGAGTTCGGTAGGTGTACTCGTAGCCACGTTCGGATTTCTCTGCGGCGAGGCCATGATAGAACATGGGTAGGCCAGAAGGTAACATGATGGCATTCTTGCGTGCGTCTACTTGCAAGACACCTTCTTTACCAAACTGTACGCTATCGCCACGGGCCATGTACTGCACCATGTTGTTGGCTTCACGCCATAGCTGACTGATAGCTCCGTTGGTACTGCGATATATGTCGATGATGCGCCGTGCTTCATCAAGCTCTATGTACACACCCATACCCTGTAACTGTAGCTGGAACTTAACCGCACCCATGCCGTAACCAGCACCGAGAATTGTAGTCTTACCCACGAACCTTTGGTCCTTGCTCACCCCGTCTGATGGCACGTTATATATACTAGACGCCATGTGCTTATACACATCGTCCCCTTTGGCAAACGCATTGGTGAGATCATCTTGACCTGCCAACCATGCTAACACACGTGCTTCGATCTGCGAACTGTCACAGTCGATCAGGGAATACCCTTCGGGAGCCACAATGCTACATTTTAATTTCTTACCGTTTGGCCCACGGCTAGGTAGGTTTTGCAGGTTGATCTTATCGTCCCCGCCCCACCGTCCAGTGTGTGCTGCATAATATCTTACAGGCACGGGTAGAAGACCACGAGCAGAGATGTCGATGAACCGCTGTGTACGTGTTTCTTCTAAGGTAGACTTTGTACCGAGGCGTGCCGCTACTAGAGATTGCACCTTGTCGTTCTCATGTTCGAGCAACGCCTTGAACCCTTCGTCTGACTTAGCAAACGCAAACGTCTCCTTGTCTGTAGTCGGGCTGATCTTCATCGGTGGTTCGACACCAAACCCTTTTAGCAACTCAGCGAACTTTGGGTTACTCATCAGCTCTTTCTTGTCCGTAACACCTGCATCTGTTAACAGCTTACTCTTACGCTCTTTGATGTCGTCGAGGTGTGAAGCTAACAGTGCGTCATCCAACTCTAACGTAGGCTCAGTGTACATACGCAGGGTAAGGTCAATCAAACGTAGCTCCGACTTAGGGAACTTACGTGCCATAAGACTAAACAACTTATAGGTTAGGATTACATCGTTGATACAGTAGTCACCGTACGCGCTTAGTTCTTCGGGTCCAAAATCTCCACGCCGCTTTCCGAGTGCGTCCAATACCTCTGTCCCTTTAACGCCGATATCATACCTTTCAGCCAACGACCCGAGATTTGCGCGAGCTTCAGTCCCATGAAGGGCACGGGCAATACACAAAGTATCGGTATACATCCGAGGACAAATATCAAAACGCCAATTAAGAATGGCACCATCAAACATAGTATTATGGCAAAGTAACATAGCTTCGCCCCAGTTGAAGGTTTTGAGGTACTTTTTAATCTGTTCATACGTTCCACTTGCCCACTCCGTCTCTCCGTTGTTTACTCTTACAGCCACGCCGATCACCTCAAAACGAGGATCACGGACGTAGGCTTCTGTTGTCATCTTACGCAGGGAGTAATCCTTGTCGTAATATGTTTCAAAGTCTAAGGTTATGAGGTCCATTACTTACTCACAAGCTCACCGCCACAAGCTAGATAACCTGCACCATCAATGAAGTTATCCATATGCTTTGGGTTGGATTTGATACGCGCTACCTTTAGCAGGGTCATCATCACCGCAACATCGTGGGCGTCAATGTGCTGCTCTAGGTGCAACGACCAATAGTCAGCGATCATGTTAAAGTTATTTTCCATGTCACCATGGTCAGCCGCACGGTCTTTGGTCACATACTCTTTGGCTGTGTCTAAGATATCACCACGTGAGTATGAACGTGGCCCGGGAGATTCGGACGTAACTACAGGTTTTAATAACACTGCTGTAGGCGTGCCGATCTTCTGCATCAGTTTATACACGTACCCGTAGGACGTCTTGGTAGCCTTGGCTATTTCGCTTACCGTGGCATCACGGTTTCTAATTTTGTAAGCCCAGATTTTATCTGATTTTGTTTTCTTCGCCATGTCGTTCTCCTATCTCGGTAATTGGAACCGTCTTTTTATTTTTCTTACAGTGCTAGGACTTACCGCCATTATTTCTGAGATAGCGACTAACGTCATACCTCGAACCATCATGCGGTTAACCATCTCTGCGTCTTTGTTTAATGGTAGTTTGTTTGCAACCTCCTCTACCTGCTTGGGTCTACCACCCATTACTCCACCTGCTTTGCCTTTGTTGCCATTCGCAACGCAGCGGTTTTGTCGCTCTAGGTTCGGGTTAGCTTGTTTATCCTTTACAAGTAGGTCTACCCAACATTTGCGATATAGTTCTTCGTATTTTACGCGCTTAAACTCGTTCATATGTTTTTACCCGCACGTCTTAGGTTCTTCACAAACCTATCTAGTTCCTCACGTGCAACCCATAGGTCTTGCTTTGCGTTGGGATGCGCGTCTCTGCGGTGTTCTACCTCCTGTAGAGTATCCACCTGCCGCCGCAGGTATTTCAATTCGCTCTCTTGAAACGGGTTTAATCCCCCATTTTCCATGCTACTCCTCCTCAGTTGTTAGGTGCCCCACGCGTAAACGCAGGGACTAACCGTCTCGTGGTTTCTCCGATATGGTCACAAAGAAGAGTGTCTCGGGTGGAGTTATCTTTGCCCATACTGCTGTGGATATTTGACTATGACGCACGGCCTCTCACAGCTTGGCCTTAGTGTTGCTATTGTTTGGGTACAGCCCAACACGATAAATTAATGAAGACAGAGTGCATATTTTCTTCGTTCACTATCAGGCTTAAACCATCTGCGGCCTTGATCTCCGCGAGGTTCTTCTCTTGCAGAGGTGTGGCTACGTTCTTGCCAGCTTTGCACTCGAACCCAAAGAAGAACCCTTTGTAACACCCTACTATGTCAGGCACACCGCTCTTGCCGTAGCCACCAGTGGCAGGGTAGAAATAATACGCGCCTAATTCTTTCAGTTGTTTAGTGACAACTTTCTTAACTTTTGCCTCGGGGGTCATAGTAATCTCCATCGATACCAGTTGTGGGGGTGGCACTACACCACCCCGTTAAGTTTCGGGCAGATGCCCGAATTTATCCGTACACCCAATATAGGTAAGGACTTAGCTTGCTGCCTACACCTTCCACATCACTTAATGGTGGCGGTACTTCCAACATAGACAATACAGCCAGCTTAGATTGTATCCACATGGGTAGCTCGTCCACAGAAGCATAAGTACCGTCAACACTCCTGTCAAGTGGGTACATACCAAAGCATTCCACATGGACAGTTTTATTGCCCTTTGCTAGAATTACGCGGTATGTACTATCATCCGTTTCACTCACGTTGTAACATCTTCTGCATAGAGGTAAAACATGTTCTCGCTAACCTTGTAGCCCACGTCTTCTACGAACTCCTCGTTCTCGCACATAGACATGACCGCGACCTTACCCATAAGTTCTTCGGGTAGCTCCTTGGCAAGCCACGTTCGCTGCTGCTCTGTGTCTGTGTCGAACCTGTAACTCGTTATGTCCTTTATACGAATAGTATCCACACGTTGTTCTCCGTAGTCCATCGTGTACGCACGTACGAAATCCATAGGCACAATATCGTTGTCTTGGAACCTAGCGAAGGTTTTCTTTGCATCAAGCATGGCTTCGACGTATCCACCCAACTCAGCGTCCATGAATTTATGTCCACTCTGCACCATGTAACCTAGCTCACGTATGAGTGCTTGCGCGGGTTTGTCGTTGTACCCGTCCGCTTTTACACCAACGGCCACTTTGCACGCAGAATACGCTGACCCTGCGGCTGATGCTACTTTCCTAACCGCTTCTTTCACTGGACGAAACAACGCTTCACCAGTCTCGGTTGTAGAGTATCGACGCAGGTACGTCTTGGCATGTTTTAGGGCCACGTCCATTCGCAGAGCTACACGCATGTAATGCTGCTCGTTCATGTCGTTGTATTTCATG